ATCATCATCGAACAAGCGTTCCATCACGACTCGTGTAAACGTATCGGCTTGGACTTCTTCGAGTTTAAGTTTGAAGCGATGTCGTTCTTCTTCCGTTATGAACCCGCCGCTTTTGTTTTCGTCAAGCACAATGCGTATCAACTTATCCCACCTCTCTTTGGGTTTGTGGTTAGTTGGCATTTGTGGGAATAGTATGTCGAACTCTTCGGGATGGCTTTCCATGCGCTTAAGCATGATCTCTAAGCCCTTATTCATTGCCCATATCCCAGTACATGTAAGTCGAGCCTTTGTGTTGGATAAGGCATAGCTTAGATTTGCCGTCACATATCTCGCACCAAAAACGAATCACCACCCCGTCTCTTCGCGGGCTAGGGTTTCCGGTTAAATCTGTACCTGATACGACCCCATCATGCGTAGACTTTGTGTAGACCCCTTCGTCCCAATCTTCCATACGGAAAAAAGTTTCAACAGAATCGTGGTGTAGTTCCTGTGCAGTGCAGTGCGGGCAGGCTATGTGGATGAGTGATGGCGGGTAAGTATGACCGCCTTTAGGAATTGGTATCTCGTCGGATTTGTATGTAGTCAAGTGTGGCCTCCAGTTCATGCAGGTTGTTTTCGTTTATGACAAGGGCTTTACCCCAAGCCTTCTCGATGTTAGCAAGCTCTCGTTTTTGCAGTTCTGTTGGTTTGTTATTACCGGCCTTGCATTCAATACCAATAAACATACCGTAGTAACAGCAAACGACATCGGGAACACCGGAGCGACCCATGCCGTACGTGGCGGGAAAAAAGTAATAGGCGTCTGCTTCCTTTAGGATTGAGACTACTTTGTTCTTAACTTTCTTTTCGGGAGTGAGAGCCATCCAGAAAGGATAGCTGGAATATTAGACTTTGTAAAGACAAAAAAAAGCCCGCACATGGCGGGCTACAATGGAGATAACCTAACAATTGTTAGGTAGTCTGGATCGGTTATTCTTCCTCTTCGTCCTCTTCTTCATCTAGGTCAAGTTCATCCAACCACCACTTGCGTCCGTAATCTTCATCACCTACGCGGTTCGGGTCATCCGGTATTGTACGCCAATCGTTATACACTCTGCCCATTATCATTCTCCTCTGTTTCATCAAATAACTACGCCAAAACCCCCGCAAGATTGGCATTCAGGGTCTATTGGGTGCAGTTCTTCATCGCCATAGCCGAAGCAATCCGGACAACCATGCGTTTCGTCCCACAATTGAGAAGCCTCCTCATTTACCGTATCAACCGCCGCCCAGTAATTTTTTGAGAAAGTATCTGGGTCTGTATCTTCTAACTCAACAACCACGCTGTCACATTCTACGTCAATGCCTTCGACAATTGACCCAACCTGAAGCCTAAGCACCTCAATACCCTTTGCGGGCATCTCCATAAAGCGGGGGAGTGTTCTTAAATCGTCACAATAATACCACCTGTCTTCCTTATCTATACTTCGAACCAGTGCGCCAACAGAAGGGCCGCAAGGGGTGCATTTGTAAGTGGTCCTGTATAATTCGTAAAGACTCTCAAAACCGAAGTCTTCAAAGGCAAGCCTTAAAATATCATGTCCTGTATTATCGAGTGTCATCGTCATTTTCCTATGTAAATGAGCCCCCGACATGAGCCGGGGGCCGTGGTTGGTTAGGACTTTGATTCAGCCCGTGGGTTTTCCATCTTGGTGTATGCCTCGAAGTCGAACTTGATGGATTTTTCGTCCGTGTCGGGGACATCGAACCATTCCTTGATCAGATCGTTGTCCTCACTGATCCGCTTGAAGTATTTCCAGAAGTTCGGGTCGTGGATGTGGTACTCGTGGATGCTGTGGTCGTGGGGCGTGATGTGTATACAGTTGACCCCAGGACCGTCGCTTCGCCAAGTGTACTTGGTTGATCCGAAATACCCGTAGTCCACGGTTTGCTTTTCGGACGTCTGGATGACGATGGCGGTGAAGAAATCTGGGTTGCCTTCGAGTTTGACGTCAGTAATTTTGATTACTTGCATGATGTTTTCCTTTGTTTGTTAAAGAACATGGAGCTGATCTTTCTGTCAGCTTCCAAACACATGGTATCATACTTTATGTGTAAATGCAAACCCCCTAGTTTACGGCCATTCCATCGGGTATCATCCGGGAATGGCTGAACCCGACTTAACCCTCCTCACCGAACAAGAGCGCCAGGAAGGCGTTCCTGGTCTGTTCACTCCTAGCGAGCTTGCCCTGGCCCGTGCGGCGTCTTCGATGTTTGCTGATCAAGAGATGATGGCGGACGTGTATAACCGCCTGGACCAACGAGTGTCGCCAGGAGGCGCGCTTGGTTTGTTACCGTCGGTTGGCGCGGACGACGCAAGATTTAAAACTTATGTGTCTGAAGGGCAAGACCCTACCATGGCCATGGCGGGGCTTTATTCAAAAAGAGAGGGGCCGGTTGACGAAGAGGGTTTTGCTGTTGGGTCTCGTGGACAATACGACTTGGCTTCTCAGGCGCTGATGTCGAAAGGACTCGAGCCTGTTCGGAGAGGAGAGATTTTTCTTCAGCAGGTGACGGAGCCCAAAGCGGATCGCATCTTGGAGGTCCAGAAGCAGCTTCAACCGTCGGTAATGACCCCTGAGCGAACGGCAATCATGCGAGAGGATTTCGTAAGCCCCCAGGCCACGCTTTTGCATGAGTTTACGCACCGGGCGTTTGACTCCCCCATGTATGATGACTTCGTTAAATGGGCGGAGAAAAATTTAGATGAAAAAGACCTCAGAGCTGTAAAGTTTCCCACGCTCTCCAGGGCTAACGAAGAGTTCCTGGCAGAAGACGTCGGTAATGCCGCTCGGGGCAGAAAACTGGATGACCCCAGGAACGAAGACCGTTTGGGCCGTATAAACAACGCAATGCGGATGTTTCTGACCCCGGAGCGCCAGGAGATGTACGGTGTCCGCGTGCCGGTCGAGTCTGAGCCTCCTATCGAAAAGGGCATCATGGACTATGTCCGCAGCGCCATTGGCCTGGCGAAGGGTGGTCCGCCCACAGATCAGATGGATTTGTTTATGGACATACTTGAGCTGCTGCCTGCGGCGAAGTCGCTGAAGTTTGCTAAGAAAGGCATTGAGTCCCTGTCAAAAGGGCGCAAGGCGGCAAAGAAAAAGCCTCCCACGAGAGAACAAGCTATAGCGAAAGTTAGCAAGAAGCGCGAGGCGGAACGTAAACAACTAGAGGAAAGCGTCGCCAAGCTTAACGAAAAAAAGAAAATGCCTAAAAAGAAGACCAAGGATAAGCCTGTCCCGCCAGAACCCAGACGGTTCGATGACTACGAAAACCCCAAAGATAGAAACCTTCGTTAGAAATCGTTAGAATTTTAGATTGTCGAGGGGAAAGTTCAGTCTTTCCTTGTCAAAACCCTCGATACATTCCCTGTAAGAATCCATGAAATGGTCAGACACCGAGTCTGCGGCATGCCAATCGGCGCGCTTGAAGTCCTTGGTGGGGTTGAAGTGGGCCTTCTTTTCTGTGTTATCGAAATAAAGCTGCGTCTGGCCTCCATCGGGGCCGAAGAAGAACCGTGGGACGCGGGGGACGGCGTCAGAGCCGCAGACCACGGACAGTTGCGTCTTCGCCCAGGGCATCTTGCCCCATCTGGCGGGCCGGAAGAACACGTTCGGTTTGCCCAGTGTGATCAGGTGGACGTCTTTGAATTCTTTGCAGGACCAGGCGGAGAGTTCCGCCAAGGCCCCGCCCAAGCTGTGCCCACAAATCAACAGCTTTTTAGACGGGTCCAGGAGTTTTCTGATATCCGGCCAAACTGAGCGATGAGCCCTGACGAAACCTGCGTGGCAGAGTCTGCCTTTGTAAGGTCTGGGGAAGCTGAGAACGTTGTACATCCAGTCCCGCATTTGCTGTGTGCCGCGGAACACGACGATGTCGAGGTGCGGCGTGCGGTGGACAAAGGCTGTTGTGGAGGTGCGCTTGCACTCTACTTTGGTGGCCCCGACGATATTGTCGTCGTAGGCGTTCTCTGAGTAGGTGCAGGCGGTGTCCAGATTGTCTTCGCTGAATGACATGGGAGTTTATTATATGCAAAAAAAAGCCCAGAACAAGTCTGGGCTCACAAATTACAACAAAGGAATATAATGAAACTAACTAACTCAAGGAATCAAACTAGCATATTCACTGTACGCCTGCGTCGAACGGGTGTCAAACGTTTATCTGCTGCTTCCCAACCGCGCTTGTACGAGGCATAGCTTGATTTATTCATTTCCGGCCTGATTTTCTTTAGGGCCGTGAGGCTTGGGCACTTCATAACTATCGGATCTCTTGCAATAAGGGCATAGCCAACCTGTTTGGTACGCGGTGTTTTCATTGTCTTCGCGGCGATAAACACGAATCATCGTGAAATCGCACGTCGGGCATGATTTTCCTTGAACCACAGGTCAAAACCCTTGTTGTTTAGCTTCATCTGCCTGTACTCGCGCATGTCGGTACAGACTGATTTTCGTAGCATAGCCTGGTCTTTATTGGCTATCGTAGAGCAATCCTTAGAGCAGTACATATTTAGACTGCTCTTGGATAGAAACGGCTCTTCGCATTGCGCGCAATTGCGTAAAAGGCGGTTATCGGGCTTGTTCTCTTGCATCCAAGCCCGTCGGCACTCTCTCGTGCAAATAACATGGTTTGGATTTTTTGGTTTAAAGCTAGTTCCGCAGCGTTTACATTCAACCGCTGCGAAACGTCTTTTTTTAAATACCGGAAGAAGCATCGGGCTCTTTTTTCTCTTTTTCAACCAGGGTTCTAATTTGCCGTGTGCTTTTGACATGATTTAGCGGTGTAACGCCTATGTCAGAGGACATGCGGGCCGCGAGCCGTTGGCAGGCAATCATGGCGTAGCTTAAAGGGACATCGTAGTGCCTGGCATAAAACACGTCCATTATAGAAGCTTCTACGTCATCCAAAGTGTCGAAGATTTTTTCTGCGGTTTTCTCGTTCATTAATTTGACCCCCTTCGCACGTCATCGATATACCGGGTTAGTCTATCGATGTGCTTTCTTAGATGGTCGGTATCGTCGAGGATATTTTTAGCAAAGCTCAAAACTTCTTCGAAGTCGCGGTTAAGCTGCGCGTGGCGCATGGCGCTGTAGCTTATGTCTTCTTTCTCTACTGTTTCAGTCTCCATAGGACCTCCTTCGTTAAATGGACGGCCAGTATACACACATGAAACCCCCATATTCAACTTGTTTTACGCAAAAAAATCGTATAAATTTACGTTTTTTCGGGAGACACAACATATGGCAGGTAGACCCGCTAAGTGGCCACAAGAACTTGTGGAGAAGGTGAGAGAAGCTAGAAACGTAGAAAACCGCAAAGTCGATTGGATTGCGGAAAGATATGGCGTGCCTGTCGATACGGTGAGAGACTGGGTGTACCGTGGACGACGAGCAGCACCCCATGAAGAAAATGCCAGACAGTGAGTATCAATGCTCTCGGTGTAATGAAATGTTTTCCCTGGAACCGATCATTTATCAGTTCCTGGTTGAGACGGAGGCCGAGATAGAAACCATCATCTGTTATGCTTGCCTTGGGCAGGTAGAGATGGTCAGTGGCGATCTTGAGTTTCCAATTTATCATTGAGCCGGTAGACGAGGTCCACGAGTTCTTTTAGCTCTGCCACGCTATCGTTAAACCGCTCAATAGCTTCAAAAACCTTATCCGCCTCTTCTTCGGTAAATTTAATCGTTACTTCTGTTCCCAACGTCAATCGCCTTATTTGGTCGGTTGGCCTCGTGCTTTAAACCCAGTAACGCTTGCCACGTTTGAAGCGTCTTGACATCGTCAGCATTAGCCGCGCCTTTCTCCTGGATTTGTCGTTCTACTTTCTCAAACGCTTGTTGAAAGCTCTGTTCAATTGTTTTCATAAGTCTTCACAGAAAATACAGTATCCTCTGGCTCGGGCTCGGGTTTATTTTTTTCCTTGTGTTCTTGCAGACGGTCTTTGATGTATCGACGGTCGCGGTCAGAAAGGTTTGCGTTCTTCCAGGCTTCAAATACCACGCGCAGTTGGCCGCTGATAGTGCGGCCCTCCACGTCGGCAATGACTACGATCTCCTCGTAGACGTCTTTTGGAAGTAAGACGCTTTTCCACTTGTTTGTATCCATAGGTTTCTCCAGGGCTAATATCTGCGATTATATAGGATCAATCGACAGATTCAAAATCTCCCCAGTTCGGACCTATCTCAATATCGCACTTATTTGGCACAACCAAAGGTATGGCGTTTTTCATGGTCTCAGACAGCTCACGAGCCTGTTCCACGGACTTTACGCTGAAAGCCAACTCATCGTGTACCTGGAGTAAAGGCACCGTACCGGCCTTGTAGACGTCCACCATGGCCTTTTTGGTCATATCGGCCGCAGCGGCCTGGATTAAACGGTTAAGTGACTTATAGGTGTAGGCCCTACGAAGACGGGTCGTGGGCCCATATTCGTTGACTGCGTCCTGGTACGGCAGCGCCTTGTTCATCTCGTAGGCGTCGGGCTCCCACAGGTTGAACCGGCACTTGCGCCCTCCCAGAGAGCGTATGGAGCCGCTAGAGCGTTTATCTTCCAGAGAGCGTTGTACCCCTTGCATTAGCCCTCGAACGAACGGGACGCGGTCGTGGTACTGTTTGGTAAGCTCCTTGGCCTCCGGGAGGGTGATGTCTAGCTGCTGCGACAGTTTATTGACGCCCATCCCATACATCATCGCCAAATTTATGACTTTTGCTTGTTTACGTGGAATCTCTGCCATTTCCGCAACCATGCTGTGGAAGTCCATGTCAGGGTTCTCGTTATAGGCATTTACAAACTCTTGAACGCCCGGCAGGTCCATGTTCTTGTACTCTGAGAAAGCGTGCGCGTAATGCGTCAGGATGCGTGGCTCCTGTTGACTGAAGTCTATGGCCGCCCACTGCTCGCCTTCTTCGGGCAGAAACAATCTACGGTTCATATGCCCTAGCTCCGGGTCGCGGGCCGGGATTTGTTGTAGATTCGGGTTGCTCATCTTTAGTCTTACGAAGCGGCTCCCACCG